ATCTTCCATAAATAATTCATTGCCCTCATTCAAAAAACAATGTGTGCGTTTGCGCCCTCGTATCTTTTGACTATCATCAACACTCAAAAATTCAACCATATGATTTTTGTATTGGAATGTGTTTTCGGATTTGTTGTGGATGCCTTGATAATACAATCCAAGTTTTTGCAATAATGAAATGAAATCACGTTGCACTGATCCTTTCAATGCAGGGAGCGTTTTCCGAACGATTGAAATCACCAATGGATCTTTTCGTGTTGTAAGTAAATAAATTAGGTATTGGCAAAGCGCATACGTTTTTCCGCTCCTTGTACCGCCTTGAAATACTTTGATCCGCTCCTTTGATTCAATTGCTTGATAGAATTGGATATTACAGTATTCCGTTACTTTTCTTTTTTCGATGGATGCCATTCAATGATTTTGCTTTCCACTTCACCATCAATTTTCACTTCACTGCGCTCAATGTACCCACGTTTTTTTCCTTTGGTTTTCAATAGGAAAATGGTTGCGGTTGTGTTGCCTTGTTTGATTTGTTTGTGGAGTTGTGATTCAGCGAAATCCAATGTTATATCCTGCAAATCATCAACCATCTTTTTGTATTCTGGATCATCATTCATCCAATTGTAGTGCGTTTTTCTATCAATGCCCACTGTTTTACAAGCGGTTGTAACAACGCACAATGATTTTTCCAATGCAGCGATCATTGCTTTTTTTAGTGTGGAATTTTGTGTATTTGCCATAGTACAAAAATATAAAAAAAAAGCCACCCGAATGGATGGCTATTGTTTTGAGTTGGTTTTGGTTATTATTTATATTCCTTGAATTTAACAATGTGCAAATCAAAATCAGGGTTATGAGAAACAATGATCAAATCATTGCCATTCCTTGCAATTTTGAAATCATTATCAGTGTACATTCTGATTCGTGAATCAATGTTTTTTTCAACATCATTGATTTTTTCAAGATCATACATTGATATAACATTTACCTTTTCACCTCCCTTGTAACTTTCCTGAATTGTGTAATATAATTGAGTTTTCATATCTGTTTGTTTTTATTATTTGATACAAATATATGAGAAAAAATTCTTTCCCACAAGAAAAAAGTAAAAAAAATTAAAATAAAAAAAGGGGAGCGGATTTGACTGAATTACTCCCCTTAATAAAATGATCTAATCACGATCATATTTTTTCCCATTTATTCTGATTTTTAAGTTTTCATCTAAATTCAACATTCTATCAATTATCACCTGACAATACTTTGGATCAAGTTCCATTCCATAGCACACACGATCAATTTGATGTGCAGCAACCATTGTTGATCCCGATCCCATAAAAAAATCACAAATCAACTTTGATTCATTTTTAAATTTTTTAATTGACCAATTAATAAGTTCAATTGGTTTTTGTGTTGGATGAACTCGATTTCTTTTTTCCGATGCTTTTGTGAATTGCCTTACAACACTTCTTGCGTTTGACCATGCAAGTTCACAATCCGTTTGATCACTTTCCCCGTTGTTTTTATCCCATACAATCCAACATTCAGAATCGGGTAAGCAACTTGAATAATAATTTGCACCCCACCAGATATGCAATGCATCAGGATATTCATTGAAAATTAAATTGAATGAATCTTTTGCTGCATCTGTATTATCATCCCCTAAAATATCGGAATCATAGTTTTTGCTTAATACACCGCTTTTTGAAACCGCATTCATTCCATAAGGAGGATCAGTGAAAACCATATCCGCTTTTTTGCCATCCATAAGTTTTGCAACCTGATCTGAATCCGTACTATCACCACATAGCAACCGATGGTTTCCGATTTCAATCAAATCACCGAGTACAACATCAACCTTTAAATCATCTGGCTCCTCATAATCATCCTCCTCCGCTTCGGGATCGGCTTCAAATATATCAGGCAAATCCAAACCCCAATCATCGAGTACATTGGCATTCCATTCGTTTGCCAATATATCCCAATCCCATTCACCAAATCCAACATTGTCCTTGATGATGAATTCATTTTTCTGTTCAACACTCCATCCAGTCGCTTCATCAATCCATACTTCAAACAATCCTGCACTTTTACACGCTTTGAGGCGCATATTGCCACCCAATACAACCATATTTTCATCAACAACGATTGGTCGCTTTTCAAGCATTTCAGGAAACTCCTTGATTGATTTTACTAACTTTTTAAATTTTGAATCCTTGATAAATCGTGGATTGTCGGGATTCGGTTTGATTGATGCGATGTTTACTTTACGCTTCATAAGAATACCAAATTATGTTGAAACCAAATAAAAACAAAAGTATTTGAATAACGTGTTCACGCATCCCATCCGTGCGCTCCACTTCTTGAAGTTCATTATCAATGTAATTGATGCCAACTGTTATTCCGTAGATTGGAAAAAATGTGATTGCTAAATTCATCCCTTGTGTTTTTTGTAAAAGTACAAATATATTTCCCAAATCTTTTGATGCGCTTCATCAATTTTTTTGTATGCGTTTGGTGATTTGCGTTTTTTACCATTGTGATCAAGCACAATCCAAAACTCATTTTTTCGTGGCACAACATATTGCTTGATGCCATTTTTGAAACACCAACTCATTGCCTTTTGCATTTCATCCGTTGGCACAAACTTGAATGGCTTCATAAAAAAATGTAATTACATTGTAGGTACATATTTTTAAAATGGAACGTTTGTATCTTTTATCACTTCAAATTTTTTGTTTTCAGCTTCAAGCGGTTTATAAACACCGCCATTTGTGAAATCTGGAGCAACTTCAAAATCCCCGAGTTGCCCGTTTTCCTTACGTTTTACCTTTTCAATGTACAATCGCACCGCATCGGATTTGTATTTGGTTTTTTGCCCAATGCATCGATATACAACAATACCATTGTATGCCTTATTGAAAAAATCCGCACTCCCAGAAATATCATAAAGTGTTGGTTTTTTATATACACCCTCAACCGATTCAATTTTTCGTGGATGCGCCACCAAAAAAAGATGCGTGTTTGTTTGTTGGCAAAATTGCGTAATTTCTGAAAGCACCCTTCCAATGTAGCTGAAATCCCTTTGCGCTGAATGGTCAAGCATATTCCAAGGATCAATCACGCACACATTAATTCCCTTTTGAAATACCAATTCCCGAAACGCATCCAAAATTCCTTTCAATGTAAGATTTTCAAGGTCGATTTTTATCCAGAAAAAATGATCCTCAATGAAATCCTTTGTGTTGTTTAAGTCATCGGAATCACATATTTTTTCATTTAGTTTGTTTGCAATCCTTTTGATATGCCCTTCATAGGGAAATGATTCGGGTGAAAACATTGCACATCTAAAATCATATTTTGTTGCCAAGTTGCAAAGCACCTGATCCACAACATCCGATTTTCCCGAATTGGGAATTCCAGTGACAACGCTCCATTCACCCATTGCAATTTTAAAATAGGAATCCGATTCACCCATTCCAAGTGAATAGTTTTTGATGCCCTTTTCGTTATATGAAAGCACATTATCCCAAATGTTGTTGATATTCAATACACCCTCCAAAGGGAAATTTTTCGCATTCTTGATAATGTTTCGCAGCGTTTCCGCTCCTTTTGAAATCAATACCTCATTTGCATCCTTGTAATTGCCAAACTCCACGTATTTGCACCTATAAGCACCAAACCGCCTTGATAATTCATTCCGCAGTTGCAAACCCGCATCATCATTATCAGTGCAAAGAATTATTTCTTTTTTGTTTTTAAAATACTCAAAGCAATTATCAAGATATTCAAGTTTTTGATTACCCTTTGATGCACCATTTGGAACGGAGCAAACGGAATATAAACCCGCCTCGTGTAATGAAAGCGCATCCATTTCGCCCTCAACAATGTAGCACGTTTCAACATCTTTCAAATTATCAATGCCATAAAATATCAATTCAGCACCCGAAACAAGTTTGAAATTCTTTTCCGCATCCCTAAATTTTACGTTGATGAGTTCCTTGTTTCTAAAATAGTTGAAATTGATGCACCGCCTTTTCTTTTGCACTTGTGGCATATATTCAAGGGATTCACCAATTTTCCAATGCGCAATGGTTGGCTCAGTGATGCCTCTGGATGAAAACCATTCAATCACACGATCATTCAAATCAACACTCACTTTTGGAGGTTTGATGTATTCTTTTTTCTTTTCAAATTTCACGCTCCCGCTCCATCCGCAGTTGTGGCAATTGTACACACCTTCATCAATCGTGACCGACAAACAAGGATCATTTTTCTTTTTGCGTGTGTGTGAGCATTTTGGACACGTTGTTTTTTCGTATCCTGATTGTTTTTTCAAGACAATTCCAAGGTTTTCAAGTTTCTGTTTCATTTTGCTAACTTAAAAAATAATTTAATCCCATTATCATTATTTGAATTGTAATTGCATAAACAACCACAAAATATATTCCCGCTTTCATTAGGAATTTTTGGTTTCTGTTTAGTTTCATATTTTAGTTTTTAAAAAAATTAGTTCATCCATTGTAAGCATATCGTAAGTATTAAGCACATAAGACAAAACCCGAGTGTGCTTCAATCGTTTTTCATCGAAAACCATCCCATTGGTTGCAAACCCTCTGAATTGGAATGTTTTTTCATCACCTTGAAAAAAAGCAAATATATCCACATTGCATTTTGAATACTCTGGAATCATCATTGGGTTTCGGATGTTGCGTGAACACTTTACATCAACGCTCCATCCATTCCACGTGGCATCGTATTTATCCGTTCCTTTTATCTTTGAAGTGTTGCCAACACTAAAATCAGGCATCAAGTTCATTTCCCTACAAAATATGTATTCCGCAGCAAAACCCGCATAATTGAGTTCTAAGCCACTTTTATCGCTCACAGTACCCAAACCATCAACTCGTGTGCGTTCCTTGTTTATTTGCCTTTGTTTTGCGTGAAAACGTATCAATTCGCTTTCCCACTCATCCAAAAAATAA